CATAAATCACTCAGATTTACCCAAAACTTCCATAAAAAACCCTTAAAGTTCCATTTTGTCAAAAAAACACGGTGTAAACTATACCCATGCATAAGTAACTCCTTTTCTTTTGTTCAACGGGCGGAGTCGAAATCAGCAGACGACTCCGCCCAAATGAAATGGGATATCGGCGTGCACGGGTGCCCGCCCTACATGGAACTACCAAACCAATCGGAGACCGTTATGGTTTTTACCACCTGGTCAGCAGTATATACCGCGATGCTTAATAAACTGGCATCCGGCGATTGCATTGTCGGTACCGTCGGTACGGGCGGAAAACTCATCACTTATAAATCAAATACAGAATTTTTGAAGATGTTGGAATTTGTCGAAGGCAAGGCCAACGCCGAGTCTGGCGCTTTTGTCCCGCGCACCTACGCCAAGCAGGGAGGCCGCGGAGTATGATCAATGTAGAGAAAATATTTGCAAATGCCATTGACCGCACCATCAGCGTGATCTCGCCGCGGCGCGCGCTGATCCGCAGGATGGATCGGGAGCGCCTCGAACTCGTCGGTAAACGCATGGAAACCTACGCCGCCGCGAAAACAACCAGACTCACCGGACCCTGGACAGTCGGATCGTCCAACGTCAACGATATTATCGGCGCGTCATCGCCTATATTGCGCGCGCGCACCCGCCAACTGATCAGGGATTTTCCTTATCTGGCCCGCGCCGTGAAGATCATGGTTGATTTTTCCATTGGCACCGGCATTGTTTTCCAATCCAAAGTAGAAACCGCGTCGGGCAAACGCGATAAAAAACGCATCACCATGATTGAAGACGCCGTCCGCTGGTGGATGGACGAAGCCGACGCATCCGGCAAACTGCATTATTATGAAATGATGCGCCTGGCCAAGAGACAGGATATTGAAGGAGGCGAATTTCTAATCGTCAAAACCTATTCCAAGATTCCGAATCAATATATCCCCTATCAATTACAAATGTATGAAGCCGACTGGTTATCTTCCGCGCATGATGCGTATCGTACCGGCGGTATTGACATACTTGCTCAACCCGGAGAAACGGAAACGCGGCAGGGTATTGAATATTACAAATTAACCGGCCGCGTCAAGGGTTACTGGTTTCGTGATCCTAATTACGGCGGCACGGACCTTTACGTCCCGGCGGAAAATGTCGTGCATGGATTTGAGACTTTGCGACCGCAACAGGTACGCGGAGTTTCGCCGTTCGCGTCCGGCATATTAATCGCCAATGATCTCCAATCTTATCTGGATGCCGAAATTGACGGCGCTAAAATGGCCGCCAAATGGCTGGCGATGATTGAAACTCCTGATCCGGCCATGCGGCAAATGCCGCTGCCGTCACAAGCGGGAGCAAATGGCGATCCGCAGAAAATAGAAGAACTGGAAAATGCCATTATTGAATACATGCGCCCGGGTGAAAAGGTTAATCTGGTTTCCAGTAACCGCCCCGGCGCAACCTTCCAGCCTTTTGTCCGTCTGATCTTGACCATGCTTTCCATTTCCACCGGCGCGCCCTTTGAATTGATATCCGGTGATTATAATGGATTGAATTATTCCACCGCGCGCATTGTCCGCAACGATTTTTCCCAGCAACTGCGGCCGATATGTGTTCGGCATATTCAGCAGTTTGCCGTGCCCACTGTAACCACAGCCATTGATATGTCCGTCATGTCCGGCAAGTTGACCCTTCCCGGATACTGGCAGAATCCGCGGCGGTATTATGAAAGCGAATGGCAGCCGCCTGGAATGGAAGCCGTTGATCCTCTGCGCGAATCGAAGGCCCAGATTGAGTCGATAGCCATGGGGCTGAAATCTCCGCAGGAAGTTTGTCGCGAGCGCGGCAAAGATCTGGAAGACATCTACAAAGAAATCCTGGCCGCGAAAGACCTGGCTAAAGAAATGGGATTGTCTTTCGAACCGGCTGACATGGCGCTTAAAAACAATCCAGCCTTTATCAACAATGAAGGTCCAAATCCGGCAGCAGCACCGGCGGCAACACCGGCGGCGACACCGGCAGCAATATGAACGAATAAAAAATATCCCCCTTTTATAAAGGGGGATATGAGGGGGATTTTAAAATGTCATCTCGAAGCAAAAAAAAATTACGCGAACGTATGAACTATCGCGACGCTCCCGAACATCCGGCCCTGAATTACCGTTCCGCGCCGCTTACACAGCGGGCGGATTGCCCGTCCACGCTGGACGAAAAGACACGTTCTGTCGAAGTTGTCATGACCACCGAAGCGCCCGCCCGCGTCTATGATTATGACCGGGGCGTCATCAGTGAAGTCCTATTGATGGGCGGAGCGCAGATGCCCGCAAACAATCAACTGGTTTTGCTGGATACCCACAGCCGATATGAGACGGCCAACATTATTGGTTCCGTGCGCGAAATGCGCCTGGCGGGAGATCAGATCATCGGCCGCGCATATTACTCATCCGCTCCCGAAGCGGAGAGTCCCTGGATAAAAACACGGGAAGGCCACTTGACCGACTATTCCATCGGCTATCGTGTCGATGAATCAGTATGGGTGCCGGAAGGGCAGACAACGACAATCGTTGGCCGCCTGTTTACCGGCCCCGTCCAGGTAGCCATAAAGTGGACGCCCCGCGAGTTGTCGGCGGTCCCCATCGGAGCAGATCAGAACGCCAAGGCGCGATCTGAAACACACAAACAATTAACGAGTAAGGAGGATGTAGCAATGGATAAAAAGATTAGAGCAATGCTCGAAGCAAAGGGGCTTCCCGCCACAGCCACAGAAGAAGAGGCTATCGCCTTTATGGCCACGCTGGAAGTGCGTTCAGAACCCAAACCAAAAGAAGAAAAAATTGACCTGGATAAAGTCCGGGCCGAAGCGACAGGAAAGGGACTCGAACGCATCCGCGAAATCGATGCTCTTTTGGAACGTTACGGCTGCCAGGATATGGCGCGTGAGTTGATCGTCGGCGAATCCGGCAAGGAACCTCCGACGCTGACTGAAGCGCAGCGGAAAGTTATGGATAAAATCCATGAAAAATCGACCAAAGCCGAAAAGATCGGAATATCCGGCATTGTCATGGGCGCCGATGAGCAGGATAAATTTCGCGCCGCCGCCAGTCAGGCCCTCGAACTTCGCGCCGGAATGAAAGTTGAGAAAGCCGCACCGGGCGCGCATGAACTGCGCGGATATACCATGGTCGAAATGGCGCGCGAATGTCTGCGTGTAGCCGGAAAGGATCGACACGGTTCGACCAAGGAAATAGTCGGACGCGCCCTGACCACCTCCGATTTCCCGAACATCCTGGCTAATCTGGCCACCAAATCGATGCAGCAGGGTTGGCTTCAGGCTTCGGAGACCTGGCAGCAATGGTGCGGAATCGGTTCCGTATCCGATTTTAAGACCTATTACGACAACGCCCTGTCCGAGCACGATGATCTGGAAGAAATTCCGGATTCCGGCGAGATCAAGATGGGCAGTTTCTCGGAAAAGGCTCCCGAAACCTACAAGGCCACAAGCTACGGAAAAAAATTCAAGATCACCCGCGTCATGATCATCAACGATGACATGAACGCATTGACAAGTATGCCCGCCAAACGTGCGGAAGCCGCAGCGCGCAAAGTCGGTGACGTAGCCTATGCCGTATTGACCGGCAACGGCAATATGGGCGACGGCCATCCGATATTCAGCACCACCTATCACGGAAACGATGCCATTTCCGGCATCAGAGGCGTCCCCGGCATTACCGCTCTTGAGGCGGCGATCCTGGCCATCGGTACGCAGAAAGATATTTCCGGAAAACGGCGCTTGAATATTTCCGCGAAATACTTTGTCGCTCCTAAAGCGCTCGAAGGCAAAGGGGAAATCTTCTTCCGATCGGGGAATTACAGCGACAGCAACACCATCGCCACAGATTCCAGCCTGGCTTCTACCCGCGTCAATCCCTACGGCGGCACCTATTTCGAGCGCGTCTATGAGCCGCGACTCGATGATGATTCGGCAACCGCCTATTACATCATGGGGCCGAAGGGAAAAACCGTCATCGTCGTATTCCTGAACGGCCAGCAGTCGCCGATTCTCGAAATGACCCAGCCGGGTTTCACCGTCGAAGGGTTTGAATATGCTGTAGTCATGGATGCCGGCGCGTATGCCTCCGATTATCGCGGCATGTACCGGAATGAAGGAGCGTAGGCAGAACGTGAAAAGTAAAACGTGAAGAGTGAAACGTAAAAAAACAACCCGTCTCCGTTGTCATTCCCGCGGAGGCGGGAATCCAGGAATAAAAAATTAACCTTTAAAGTGGAGGAATTTAAAATGAAAAATAAGATTCAGGACGGACAACTCCTGCATGTAACAGTCGGATCGGCAATCGTAGCCGGTGATCCCGTTGTGGTAGGCCACGGTATCCGCGGCGTTGCGGCAACCAGTTATCTCGCGGCTGACGGCAAGGCCGTCATCGATACCGAAGGCGTATTTGATTTATTAGTTCAGGCCGTTGATGACGACGGCAACAGCGCCATAGTCGTCGGTGATCGGTTATATCATGATGGCACTACGACAACGCTGTCCAAAAAGAAATCCGGATATTTCTTCGGCATTGCCCTGGAAGCAGTAACCAGCGGAGCGACAGATACTATCAATGTCGATCTGCCGGATATTTGCGGTGTGGATAAAGCTGCGTCTGATATTTTTAGGAGCGGAACATATACCGTTGTCGCTTCGCCGGCGCCGTCAACCACGACAACCATTCTCGTTTCGGGACTGTTGTCAACCGATATCGCTATTGTCCAGCAGGGCATTGATCAGGCGGCGTCACCGTCTAACAAGATCCTGTCGGCCGCTATCCAGGTATCACCATCGGCGATTATTGTCACCACGGAAGGAATTCCCACTGCGGGCGATACTTTCAATTATATGGTCCTGCGCGCCGCAATTTAGTGAGCCTGTGGCTCCCATAAGGGAGCCCAAAGCGAACAATCCCCGAACGCAGTGAGTGGGATACAAACGCAGACCGAGAATGAGAAGCGAAACTCCATTAGTTACCGCGTCAAGACAGCGCGGTAACTAACAGTAAAAAAATGGGATGGTGCACTGATGGTGGATGCTGAATTGAGAGAACTTGCTGGATTGTTATCGGATAGAATGAAATCTCCTACTGAAAGTGCTTTGACTATTAAATGGGCTGCTGTTTTTGTTGTTGTAATAGCCTGTTTCAGTTTTCTTTTTATTGGTTATGTCTCCAATGCGAATCGACTTACCAGACTGGAAGCTCAATACGATTTCACCGTCAAAAGTGTTACCGATATAAAAGAATCTCAAGCAAAGATATCAACA